AAGATAGTCTTGCTGTAATGTTCTCCGGTGTTTGGATTGATAAAAGCCCACGATCCTAATGATTTTGGCATAGAAGCAAATAATTCTTTTAATGCCTCAGTGAGCGGAAATGGCATAATCTTTGTACCCTTAACTTCCTTGAGTTCGCCTTTTCGCCCAAAGGTCACGGCAAATATAATATGATTCTGCTTGACATCTTCTTTTCTGAATGCCCTTCCTTCCGATGATCGACAGCCGGTAAGCATGATAAAGGTAAATATAGGGCGGTGTTTCTGCAGGATCTCACCTAAAAGCATGAATTGTTCCGGTATTTCCAGCCAGCGGATCTCCGGCCTGATAATCTTGTTTTTACCAGTCAACTTAGGGAAAATGGGTATTTGTGGAATATGCCCCGATTCATAAGCATCACGAAGCATCTGCTTGAGGGCATCCATCACATTCTTTTTGCCTTTAGGGGCTCGCTTAATTGAGTTCAACAGGGTGGTCAATTTGGCTTTATTCAGATCCTCGATGTACTCCGCGCCGATGATAGGATTAATATGCTTCTGAAATGAGTTTCGATAATCATAAATGGTAGCTGTGGAAATGCCCGGTTCAATCTGATCCAACCAGGTTTTAGAATACCCCCTTACGGTAAACAGTTTCTTTGCCCTACGCTTCCAGCGTTCAGGCCGGAAAATACCTTTATCGATTTCGGAGTCGATAACATCCTTTGCTTTTTGTGCTAGGGCCTCATTGTCCCGGAAAGAGATAATACCGAGATATGTAGTGATATAATGCCGTTTCCCTTGCCAGCGTAGGTAAACCCAAAAACCCCCCTCATCCTGTCTGAGTTTGGCTTTCTCGGACATGATTATTAGCCCCCCTTTTTGTTCAGGGGGAAGCATAGCATAATTTTGGGCGGGGAGGTTCATCTATTTTTCAACCTGGTATGGGTACAAATTCCCCATTACAGTTGGGGCCTTGACAAAGAACAGTTTCTTGATAGGCTGGATCATCCTCCTCTTCATTCCACCATTTACACAAGGGACATTCCCAGCCCCACCGTTCAATTTCATGATATTCGATTTCGTCCATCTTCTCCCTCCTTTCCTATAAATCTTCCAATATCTTCCCGACTTCCCAAGCTGTGCTTGGTTGAATCCTGCCTTCACCCCAAGCAGACCGCCATACCAGCCTGAAAAACCATTTGATTCTGTTCTTTATTTGAGCGGGGTTAGGCAAAATCCTCCCTATCCTTTTTCTCCGCACATTCCGGGCAAAGCAGTAAGGGGATGCCATTGGAGTAGTAAATGACACCCTCGCCAAACCATATTTCCCTGCCGCATTTGTCGCAATTAGAGATTTCGTCTTGTAGATATTCGGTCATTGCTCCGCCTTATCATACTCCGCCCAGGTGGGACAACCTACCCGCTGATCACATTCATTGCATACCACTCCCGGAAAAACAGATCGTCCGTCACGATTTGGGCAAGGGACCGAGGGCCGTCCGGCAATATCCACATGAGCGCCGTCAACAAGGTTGAGTATCTTTTTTGCTTCGTCTGGAATTTCTACCTCACCCGACTCCGTTTTCTCTTCCTCATCCGGTTCGCCAAAATCCTGCGGGTTTTCTTCGGGATTGTCCTCATTTTCCCCCTCAGGAGGAGCAAATTCGCCCGAGGTTGCGACTTCTTCCTTTTTGAGGGGATAAGGTCGGGCTCCTTTGTAAACATCTCTCCATTTCACAGTCTCGAGCCATTCTTGCAATGCGGAGGAAGAATTCAAGATCCGGTCTTTCTGTGCGTTTACTTCGGGCTCAAGACCGGAGGTTTTCTTTCCCTTGAGAAGTTCATAAAGGTCTCTTTCTCCCTCGGGGATTCCCTCGGGGAGGGGTTTCTTTTCTTTGTCGGGGGCCGCGGGTTTCTCCTTTGTGCTCCCGTGTATCCGCTTCGTCAAATCCTCCGGGGTTTCCTTCATCTGGTAAGACCCGTTGGCCTGTCGCTCGAGATCCACAAAGTCAAGAATCTCCTCAGTAGTTTGTAAACCGAGCAGAACTTCCGGGCAATGGAGCCGGGCAAAGAACATGGCAGCACGGTAGTTGAACATGAGATCCCGCAAACTATTCCACTTTGATTTGATCACTTCGCCTGTCTGCCTGTTGGTCTTGTCTTTATTCCATCCTTCATCGACTACCATCTGCCACGTTACCCAGGGACCGTAAACGACTTTCTTAGTGCCTTCTCGAGTTCCGTATGCCCTGCATTTCTGCTTGTCGGTGCCCTCTCCTTCCATCTCAAATTCAAGGGGATCGGTAAATTTCCCACTCCCATTGATAAGAGCAATGGCGAGCTTGGCTTCCACTCCCGGCCTGCCATGCACGATATACATATTCTGCATGAGCATGAAGGGGTCAACATGCATGCGCTCTGCGAAGTTAAGAGCGATCACACAGTTGCCGATATTTCCCTTGAACTGCCCCGGCACCATTGTTGATTCTGCGAACACGCGAGCTACGCGCTGGGCGTGTTCAAACTTCGCTACATTGAAGAAAAGCGAAGCACTTTCCCTGATCATCATAGCCTGATCTTCTTTTGTGGCTAATGTTTGTTCATGTTTGACGGCTTCTACCATGATCTATTCCTCCTTTTTAAATTTGTAATCCAAACACATCCTTCCAAGCGTCTCAAAAATATCAAGATACTTGGCAGGCGCAATATCACCATCTATGTTAATATTCGCACCCATTAGGGCCTCATTTATTTTCCTGCGCAAATAACAAAGACGATGGTGTTCACAAGTGAAACAACTTCTCATGTATTTCACTTTCTTACTCCATTCTCCTTTTTTGGTTTCCTGTAATAAAACATTCCTTCCCTGAATAATGTCAAAAGAGTATTTCCCGGTAAGTGCAAAATGAATGCAGCTGGTCTTGGTTTATTCCATATCCTGCTGAAAGGAACGACTACGGCCTTTTGGTGAATTGCTGCACTATCTAATTCCTCAAGGTTTCGTATGCGATTACTGTTAGGATACATCGTGTTACTCCATTGCCCGCTTCACATAGTAGCGAGGCAGGCTTATGGTTTGCACTTCATCGGGATAGCCGGGCCAACGATCGGCCTCCTGGCATTCCCTGAATTCATCCAGCAAAACGGCGATCTCCTGGCTGGCCAAGTAAAGCATTTCCTCATCGAGCCGGTAGACAGCCACGGCATAGGGCGGCTTGGTTTCAACCACTATTATGATGAAATTGACATACTCATCTTGAAGGATCTGCTTCGTTCCCTCAAGGTACTGAAACCCTTGCCAGTGATACTTGTAGTTTGCGACTTTCTTAGTAAAGGCATCATATCCAGCCTCGGTGGTTGTCTTGAGGTCCACAAGGATTTTAAGCCCGGTTGAGACTTTGTCCGGACGGCATTTGAGGAGTAAGCCGGTCCGGGGATCTGTCCACCAGCCGGAATGCTCGATAAGGCCCTCATCTTCCAGTAGTGCTCTGGCGGTCTTTGAGGCATAAACTGACTTCTTCATGCCGAGCAGAGCCGTGTGATCATCCCATTTGAGCACTGTCTTTCCGCTTGCTTCTGCCTCGGCAAACCATTCCTTCCCTGCCTTGCTGCGCCTGTCGGTATTCTCCGGTGCCACAACATACTCATTAGCGAAGCGGGAGGGCTCAAGGATGATAGCATGTGCCGCCTGTCCAAAGGCCATGACTGGGGTTTCCTCGTATGCTTCTTTTGCTTTGTAATGGGCCGGGGTGACAGCAAATAGCGTGAGGTCGGATTTGGAAATGCCGGGGCGCTCGTGATACGCACGATTGCTTATTTGGATGAACTCGTTTTCTGTGATCATACCTCCCGCCTTTCCGGGCCTGGATTTCGCCCCAGGCCCGCCGGCGTCTTTCTGGAGGAAAGAAAATGCTACCTATCTCTACTTAAAGCGGCCTCTCTTCCGCTAAAAGCCCTATAAAGCCTGAAGATTTCGCCTTGGGTTGCCCTCTTTACGTGCTCTAAGCCTATCCCGTTATCCTCAACCGTACCGTCAACTGTGTGCCATTTAAGGCTTATTTTTTGTTACGGCTGTTGGTTTCGGACTTCGGGAATTCAAAACTCAACCGCCCTTTCGTTATGCCGAGAAGGGTAGTCGGGTTTAATCGCTTCAACCATTCTTGATAGACCCAAGGGGCAGGGCCTACTAATTCCTCATGATAGGGGCAGTATTTACCCCGAAGCATGGTTATCTCAACCACATCCATATTAGATGCCCTCCAAAATAAAGGATGGTGATAATACAAGTGATCAGGGTTGCGATTTTAAGGGCTTTTTCGCTCACCAGTTCACCCCGTAAGCACATTCAAACAGCTCATCCTTTTTGACTTCCTGGGTCTGTTCTTTCTTAGGCAACTCACGCTCGATACGTTCCAGACGTGCCTTGGTGTCCATAGCTACCTGTTCTATGGTTTTGGCCTTATGGTTGTCGGAACACATGGTTAATCTCCCTTGGCTTTAGTGATGGCCTTTACTCCCTTATCTATTGCCTCTGAATTATCTGTTCCATAGTAAGCCACTAATTCTTCTAGGGCTTCCAATAAATCAGGCGCAGCAGCTATGAGGCGGGCGTTGGCTTCACATTCTTCAGATGATGGAAACCCTTCAATGCCATCATGTGGTCCTTTCACATCCCCTATCCAAATATTGTCAGTTCTGATATCTCGCCCATACGGGTACTCAGAGGTATATTCCCAATTTCCAGGTGTGTGTTTCATGGTGCCCTCCTGTTGAGATTGTCAGCGTTTCACCCCCACTTTATATGAGTTGTGACATAATGTCAAATAAAAAATGACAATTCTTCTATGATTTTTTTCAATACAAGTATTGAGATTTTAAATACTAGGACTTTTTAGGCGGGGAATTTCGGGGAATAAAAGTGTGGGGTGGCTGGTCTATGATCTCGCAAATTTCCAAAAACCTAACTAAATTCATATCCTTGCGCTCTAAAGATTTCCGCAAAGCTGGCGGTTTTATCCCCAGGCGGCGGCAAATCTCTTTCTGCCCTCCCGGATATTCGCGCATGAATTCCTTGAGGCGATCCCAGTTCATCGAGAATTTGTTTGACTTTTTTTGTGACATAATGTAACATCCTTCCGCATGAACGTCGAGGCCTGGCAGCAACTCCACAATATAAATGATTCACAACTTGCACGTCTACTTGAGGTGTCTCCTTCACTTATTAGTCACATAAAGGCCAAAAGGCGAAATTGGAGTAAGAATTTAGCGGCTCAAATGGAGAAATTATCTAACGGTACGGTTTCTCATTCGGAGCTGCTTTATCCCGAATACAACAAGGCGGCATCTACGCCCCCCCCCTAGACTCCCCAGACTAGGTAATTGAGTGGATGTCGCCTGTTTTTGATTTTACCAAAGAGCATATATCTGTTGTCAACAAAAAATTGGAGGTACCATGCCACATAGGAACGGAACCAATGACAAAGAGCAATGCTCGCTCTATCTCGGTCACGATCTGATTGTCTTGGCTGACCACGAAGCAGGCAAGCGGGATATGTCGCGCTCTCAATTCTTTGCTCAAGCTGTTCGTGAACTTATCTCCAGACATCATGCCTCCTCTGTTTGCGATTCATTATCCCAAAGGCGAAACGCAAAAGCAAAGTAGTGACTAAGTAAAAATAATAGTAGTTGAGATTTCAACGGCTTATGCCCGTACCTCTACCAGAACCATATTTTCATTGCCCGATGCAGCACTGGACACGCTGGCCTTACGAAGCCGGTCATACAGAGTGTTTGAGGAGACAACGCATATCGCAGCGAAAGAGGAGCTGGAAATGGTACGGGGGCGCACATTCAAACGAGGCCGATGATTATAGCGAGTGTCGGTATTGTCCGTTGAGGGAGAGGGAATGACCCACCTAACCCAACAAGAACTTGACCTACTCACGATAAGAAACCCGCACATCCATCCCGAGGGCGAGCCTCCCCCCAAAGAGGAGTCCGAGGAATCTGAATCGAAGCTGCAGGCCAAATGCACTGAATGGCTCCGCGACCACGGGATTAAGTATATTCATGTTGTTGGCAAGAAGAACCGCGCCGGGATCCTGGATCTCTATTGTTTCATGCCGGAGGCCCATGTGATTGTCTTTGAACTCAAGGGGGAACGCGGGGGCATGAGTGATGACCAAAAGGAGTGGGTGGCGTATCTCAACTTTCATGGATATGAGGTTCATGCGGGGGTGAGGAGTTACAAGAGGTTTTTGGAGGTGATGAGTAAACACGTGGGGCCACGGTGGGAGTGTAAGAGGGTGGAATGAATGCACATCGACCTCTTCACCGGCATAGCCGGCTTCAGCCTTGCCTGTCATTGGGCAGGCATACAGACCGAGGTAATGTGTGAAATAGATGAGCGATGCCGACAATTCCTCAAACGAACATGGCCCAGAATCCCAATTGTGCCTGACGTTCGGGACTTCGACGGAACCAAGTGGCAAGGGCGATTCTTGCTTACTGCCGGCGTACCCTGCCAGCCTGCGAGTCGTGCCGGGAAGCAGGGAGGCAAGAAAGACGACCGCTGGCTCTGGCCGGAAACTCTTAGAGTCATTTCCGAGGCAAGGCCCGATTGGTGTCTTTTTGAAAACCCTCCTGGAATCGACGACGTGGGGCTCGGAGGAATACTTGCTGACCTGGAAGCCCAAGGTTACGAAGTCGCACCGCCGCTTATCATTCCAGCTTGCGCCGTCAATTCCCCGCAACTTAGGGCAAGGTATTGGATCGTGGCAAACGCCCGACATGAATTGCGGAAATCGAGGGGGAACAACCGAGCGGGGGCCGAGACCGAGCGGAGCGCAAAGACAGATAAGCCTCAACGATCAAGTCAAGGCGACTTGGCCGACACCGAAACAACCTCAAGGCTCGGCTTGCAGGACGGAAAAGAATCTGAATCATTTGCACAGGATGGACAATGTAACACCGATTTCTGGAGAACCAATGTTTGGCTCCCTTGCGCTGACGGAAAAATTCGTAGAGCGCCTGATGACACTTTCCTGTTGGCTGATGGGATACCAACTGAGCTACTTATTAAACTGGGACAAACGCACAGATCGGCGCTCGCAGGATTAGGGAATTCTATAGTGCCTCAAGTAGCCTATGAGATAATCAGAGCAATTAAGGAGGTAAATTATGACCTTTGAAGAATATTGGAGTGAAAGAACTTGTAAGGAAAATGATGTAATTCACAATTTGTGGGTCGCCAACATTGAATTGGAAAAGGTTCCGCTGGGAAATCAATTATATCATTCATTAAAAGAGTTTGCGCGAGAAATATGGGAAGAGTCCCAATTACATGCGAAATCATAATGGCGATAAAGGAAGCAAATGCAACCACCCCCTGAAATCAAACCCGATTTCTTTTGCCCGGTGTGTGACACGTATCCCATGAGGCCGAGCCATTACAAGGGAGAAACGGGAGTGATGAAAACGAAGAGAAAGAAACTAATGGTATTCTGCGATTTCAAAAACCAGCTCCGCACGTTCGAGGGAGATCCGGTTTGCCAGGATGAGCATTTCGAGAATCTTGGCCAGGTCTTAAAGTTCCTGGAAGAGAACAAAGGTCTCTATGAGTTTTTAGGTATGAATTACGACACTAAGGGAGGGGAAGAGATAAGGGAGGGATGAGTAAATATGAGCGCTGAAGGCCAAGAATTTCATTATTACAGTACAGTTATTGAAGCAATTAGGGCCGCTGCAGAACAGTACGGTAATGGTGCCTACAAGCAACTATCTTTTGCAATCCCTGTCGATGAATGGCCAATATTTCATCAATTCATCCAAAAACACGGAAAAGAAAAATTATTGGAGATTTTAAGATGCCAACTTGCGGAAGTCAAATAATTCTATGTGACATTCCGATTCATTTCGATACTTATAAAGGATGCTCACATGGCTGTCAGTATTGTTTTGCAAATCGAAAAAACGATGCGAATAGACCTATCGAATACGCTGAAAAATTATCTGACCTAAAAGACTTTATAGAGGGCAAACGGACAATCAGGACAAACTGGTGCGACTGGCCCGCGCCTATCCATTGGGGTGCTATGTCAGATCCTTTCCAACCAATAGAAAAAGAACGGAAGGCTAGTTTTCAGTGCCTTGAGTTGTTTGCCGAAACCCAACATCCTTTTATTTTTTCAACAAAAGGAAAAATCATTGCAGAGCCTAACTACCTATCAATCTTAAAGGAATGTAATGTGGTTGCACAGATTTCTTTGGTAGCCCCTAGTTACGATGAAAAAGAACCAGGTGCTCCGCCGTTTTTTGAGCGAATTGCAATAATCGAAAACCTCGCAAAAGTTTGTAAGAGAGTAATTGTCAGGATGCAACCATTATTTCTTGAAGCAACTAAAGCAATAATACAAGAGAGCATACCGATTCTTGCAAATACAGGGTGTTTTGGCATCACTGTAGAAGGATTTAAAGCATTTAACGCTGAACAACGTATTGATGGAATGGTAAGGCTTGGTGGGGATTACGTCTATAAATATTCAGATATGAAACAAGCGCTTTTGGAAATACGCGATGAAGCTCACAAGTATGGTCTAGCATTCTTTTCAGGTGAAAACCGATTCAGACAATTAGGGGATAGCCTTACTTGTTGCGGATGTGAGGGTGTGCCGGGTTTTGAATCAAATTATTGTAATTTGAATCATTTTTATTACGGAGATTATAGCGTTACTGAGGCACAAAAAGAACCGGGGACCGGAGATGTTTTTGCCGCAATACCACAAGATGCCGGTGCCCATCAGATGTGTATGCCTATTCCATTTAATAAATTAATGGAAACGATTGCTTATGTAAGACCAATTAGGGAACTTATGGGAGTTGAGCGACAAACGGAACAATTAGGATTATTCTAAGGGGATGAAAAAACCGCCTGCTTTCCAATTATTCGCCGCTGATTTCTTCATGGATACAGTTGAGTGGACTGTTGAGGAAGTGGGTATTTATTGGAGACTTTTAGAGGCTCAGTGGGTGAACGGTAGCATCCCTAATGATCCTGTGAGATTAGCTAGGATTGCAGGGTGTGGACCTAAAAAGTTCTCCTCCGGGTGGAAAATAGTTAAGAGTAAATTTAATTTGAACGGTGACGGCAGGTTGCAAAATCAAAGACTGGAAGAAACAAGGGAAGAACAACGTAAGTATAGGGAAGCACAAAGTGAATCGGGGAAACTTGGAGCACAAAAGAGATGGGAAAAGGGTAGCAAGCCTATAGGCGATGCTATTGGCAACCCTAATGACGAAACGATGGCTCTTCAGTCTTCTTCTAATAAGAAAGAAAAAGATATACAAGCTGCGCTTGTTTTCCCCCTCCGTGATAACAAAGAATTTCCTCTCACTTTGGCAAAGATCTCGGAGTATGAAAAGACCTATCGAAATATTGACGTATCGTTTGAACTCAAGAAGTGCTTGCAGTGGAATATTGATAACAAGGATAAGCGGAAAACAGAGCGAGGTATCTTAAAGCATATCAATCAGTGGCTTAATGAAGCGAGCAAATCACAAGGAGCTCAACCGGCAGCAGGAATAGAGAGAGATAGCAAGGCAGCAGATGAAGCGCGGAGAGACACAGAGGAAATGACGCCGGAGAGAAAGGCAGAGGCAAAAAAGAGGCTGGAAGGTTTGGCCGATATGGTAGGCAAGAAAGTTTAATTTCCGTACATCTTAAAAAAATGGAGGTTTGAAATGGCCATACGAGAAGCATTTGACTATTACGAGATTACAACCCCACCTTTGCTTACTAGTGGGGTTAAGCCAGAGGATACCTGTTTGAATGCGATACAAAACAAGAGCAGGCCACAGCTCGAAGCACAGGTTAGAAAACTCACCAAAGAGGTGGAGATCCTCAACCGCGAGCTGAAAAGCAAGCAGCTTGTGATAGACATCAAAACCAAAGAAGCCGAGCGGATGAAGCAGGCCCTGGATACCCTGCTCGATTCGGCGGCTTTAGTGAATATGGTTTTGGAGAGGGAATGACCCAAGAAAAACCACTTGTCGGCTGGAAACAAATCTGCGCATACCTGAACGTGGAAAAGAAGAAGGCTCAAAGAATTACCAAACACGCTAAGGTTACGTTTCTACCCGACTATTTACCAACGGTTGCAATATACCCCTCAACGCTTAAAAAGTACCTCGAAAAGAACATATATGTACCATAAATGACCGCTGTTTACCCCCCTCCGCTCGTTTGCTTTCTCCCGTTTCCCGTTTTACCCTTATCCTGCATGGTGACTCTTTTCTCAACCGCCGGGCCTTATGGTTTGCCCTCCTTTTCCCAGAGGCCCGGCCCTACCCAAAGAGGTAAGGCATGGCTAAAGTAACGGCCAGGGAACACATGCAACACCTCATATCTCAGGGTATTCCTGACGACCAGCACACCCTTGTCGAGCGCACTATTGCCGATCTCGGCATTTCCCGTTCCCGCGCTCACGATGTTTGGCATTCACTTAACAGGCAAAAGGTTATGGATATGAATAAATCTGGGATCTCACGATCTCAACTAAAGGACAAGTTTGATGCAAATACACGAGCAAGGAATGCAATCAGGCGGGGTTTAGAGACTCTGGTTGAAATGGAAAACCCGGAGGACGACCCGATTCTTGACGAAGCACAGTTCCGCTCAGAGCGTTGCGGGGATGTGGCCACGGTAGGGTTTCGCCGGATTGCAGATGAGCCCGAGTTTATCAAATATCAATTCCGGGTGGGAGACAAGATATTCTGGACCACGCCCCGAACGAAGCAATGGGCTCTTGAAAATGTATCCAGGGCGAGAGATTTATGAGCAAAATTGGCACACAATGTAGGTATTTACCAATAAATACCGACACTTTGTAGCAATCTACAGAAGAGAAGAACATGGGAAGGGAAGATTTTCTAAAGCAACACGACCCAAAGCCCGACCAGGCGGCAGAGCAAGATTACCACCGCAAACTCGAAACCGAGCTTGACCGGCTCAAAAAGCGGGTGGGCACCGATGAAAAGCTGTTTGAGTATGTCAAGGATAGTATTGAGGTATTGCCAGCGCCAAAGGCGGTTGAGTATGAGAAGCCGAAGCTCAAGCACGATGCTTTGACGGCTGTATTGAACTTGACGGATACGCATGCCGAGGAATCCGTTATGAGCGAAGAAATGGAAGGGCTTGCCGAATACGGCTGGGCTATCTTCCAGATCCGAATGAATAAGACAGCGCAAAAAACCCTCGAGCTTGTCAATATCATGCGGCAGGCCAGTAGCGTGCGTAACCTCGACATTAATTGCCTCGGTGATTGGCTCACCGGGAAGATACAGCCCCAGGAGGAGGGGTATGGCCAAAGCATGTCGATGCCGGTTGCGCTGCCAAAGGTAGCGTTTGAGTTTGCTCAAATGCTCGTTAGCCTGTCGGCTCACTTTGAGAAGATCCGAGTGAATTGCCTATGTGGGAACCACGGCAGGGATACGGCAAAACCGGCCTATAAAATGACCGCTGATCGGAATTGGGATATGAGTATCTACCTTGCCGCTCAGTATATGACACGGGAATGCTCGAATATCGAATGGCATATTCCCCGCAGCATCATGTATGTGTCGGATGTTCTCGGCCACAAGTGCCTGCTTTCTCATTCAATGGAAGTGCAGATGCACCACCGCACCCCGTACTATCCCATCGAAACCACGATAGACATGGAGCACAAGGCCAGGGCGGGAACGGATAAGGATTTTACCTACGTCTTTATGGGCCATTGGCACCACTACGCTATTTTGGACAACAACATTATCCTGTGCCCGAGCATGATCGGACCGAACCAGTATAGCAGATTCAGATTGCACAAAAACGCTTTAGCACAACAGCTTCTATGCTTCTTTGTCCGCAAGCATGGCCTGATAGCGCAATGGCCGATACGGTTGTGACGATATGAGATTTCCCATCGTTGACATACCACCCAAAGATAAGGGGTGGGCTTATTACGCGAAAGAGCAAGAGCGATATTTGCGGGAAATGATAGGTGATAGACTTTTTGAAAGTTTAAACCGCGCGATTGAGAGGGAGAACCACTCAAATGCACGACAGAATCAAATGGAAGGGCGTTAGGTATTTTAAACCGGACGAGTTTGACGACCCCAAACACCCCGGCTCCGGCAAGGAAATTGACGGCATTTTACTCTTTCAACTTGAACGGCTCAGACACACAACCAAATGGCCCATTATTACTCATGCTATTGTAGGCGGAGCTGTTGATGTTGACGGCACACACGGACATGCAAAGAACAGCTTTCACCTGCTTAAACAAGGCGCAAAAGCCTGTGATTTTCATTTCAAGACCGATGCCGACCCACGAATACAAGCCCTTGAAGTTGAAATGCTGGGCTTTCCGGGCGTGGGTTTTTATTATGATTGGCACTGGAATGGGTTATTACTACCCATTGGATTTCATGTGGATATGAGGCACAAACCAAGGGCGCAAAGGTGGACAAGGAGAAACGGGGAATACCTGTATTGGTGGGGGAGAGGATATTAACCCTTTAGGCGAAAGAAAGAAATGGTAGCACAAATACCAGATACACCAATTCCGATTGATAAAAAAATAGATGCTGAATTCCGAAGCTGGATCAAAGGTTTTGTCGTTGGCATACTTACTGGAGTATTGGGAGCCCTTTATATAGCGGCAATGGCTCACATGCTTTGGTTTATGGATTAACTAACCCTTTAGCCGAGGTTTTATCATGAAACGGATCACAGCTTTATTTATCATGTTGGCAGTGATTCTTGTTTTCTCTTTTTCAGCATTTGCGCTAACGGCTGAAGAAGCCCATGAAAAATTTATCTATCCGATCGTTCGCATTACCTATGGTTCCGGCGGTGGTTCTGGCACAATAATCCATTCCCTAGAAGATGGCACCTATATCCTAACGAATAATCACGTGATTTCTGAGGCTGTACGCATTGTTGAGGAATGGGATTCAGAGAAACAAGAAGAAGTAAAAAAAGAAAAGCGGAGCGTTGTCTATGTAGAGATTTTTAAGTATCGAAACATTAGCACGCCCGTGGGTACGCTTAAAGTTGAGGCTGATATTGTAGCCTATAACGAGGATGAGGACATGGCTTTATTAAAGCTCAGGCTGGATGAACTAATTCCCCATGTGGCCTGCCTGACACCTAAACTAGAGATTGCTGAGTTACAGGTGACAGATAAAACTATTGCTGTCGGTTGCTCACTGCTTTTTCCCCCCCTGCCTTCGGATGGGATACTGACGCGCAAAAACTTTCTGATCAATTCCTTGACCTTCCACATGAGTTCAGCACAGATTATCTATGGTAATTCGGGCGGTGGGATGTTTAATGCTGAAACGGGAGAGTTTATCGGGATTCCTTCTATGGTGCCTATCGTTGGTTGGGGAACACCCATTACACACATGGGATTATTTATTCCGATCAGCAGAATTTATGATTGGTTGGAAGAAATTGGGCATGAAGAACTGATTTATTGATGCCCTACTCAGCCAAAGACTACCTAATCGAATTACTCAAGAAAGGTTGGCCGGTGCTTGTGTTTTTCGCAGCATTGGGTCTTTGTTGGATATTAAAATTAACAGAATAGGAGGACGTATGTGGGAGAGAATTAGAAAACATTGGCACACTACTTCAGCAGCATTGATACCAGCTATTTGTGCTGTTGCTGCATGGTGGAGCTTCGATATCGACCCGAAACTGCTAGGGACAATATCGGCGGGCATTTACGGCATCATTCTGCTTTTTAGCAAAGACGCATCAACGGAGGGATAATGAGAAAATACGCTATACCGATTCTGCTCATTGCGGTGTTTCTTCTGTGCAGTGGATTTGCTGGCTGTCCTAAAGTCGATTCTGACAAAACTCCTTTCCAGCTTGCCCAAGAGCAAGTTCAGAAGATAATGGACGCCTATATCTTCGTGTACGATAAGACAATGGCGCTGGCCAATGACCCCGATATCACGGAATCGGAAAAGAAACTCGTCGCGGCAAACAAGAAGGTCCTCGAGAAGGTATGGCCCGCCCTGAAACGATGCCTCGATTTCGTGGGTGTGGGCAGGATACCGTCACAGATCGATTTGGATACCGCCGATGATATTCTGGATCTTATCGAAGGAGCGATACAATGACCATAGCACTTGAGATAATTGCAGGGCTTAGGGCTCTGATCGAAGCAAAAGAGCTTATTGACGATCAGATCAGGAAACAGGCGGAAAGGGCCGGGCTAGCACAAGAGGAACTCGATAAGCTGTTTGCGGAGAGCAAGAACAAGGTACTAGAGAGAGATCCGGCTGATATTCCGACACCGCAATAATTTCCCATGGCTGGCCGACCGACAAAATTCAAAGAGGAGTATATTCACCAAGCCCGAATTGCGTTTGGCGAGGGCTTTACCGATGTGAAGTTCTGCGAAATGCTCAATATTGGCCGCAGGACCTTCAATGATTGGCGGCAAGCTCATGAGGAATTCAGCAAGGCGGTTCAGGAAGGCAAGGACGAGTTTGATACTGACCGGGTAGAGGCATCGCTAAAGAAACGGGCTTTGGGTTTTCGATACACGGAAAAGACCCGCGAGCCTTGCATTATCAGAAAGAAAGGGGAGACACCGGAAATAGTAGATCTGCAGCTTTCAGTCACAAGAACAGTCACAAAGGTAATCCCTGGCGATACTACAGCTCAAATCTTTTGGCTCAAAAACCGCAGACGTGAGCGGTGGAAAGACATCAAAGCAACTGAAATTAGCGGAGCCGATGGCGGACCGATACCTATTGACCTAAAGGGACTTTTGAAAAACCTAAGCATTGATGAACTCAACACACTTAAAGACATTGCCCTTAAAGCTGCTGCAGCCGGAAATAGTTGATTCTGAGCTTTGCAGGCGCGATTTCCTTAGTTTCGTTCGGGAAGCCTGGCCCGT